GTTGCGGACAACGGTCAGCAAAACGTTTAATTAATCTAGGGGGATTCGTCCCCCACTTAAATCTTTAGGAGATTAATTATGATGCAATATGACGTAAAAATGGTACATGCGGATGCAAATCTGCAAGCTATTACTGGCCCTGTTCGAGTTAAAGGATACCAAATAGCCCCCGGTGGAACCGCTGGCGAAATTCAGTGGTGGGATACTACTTCTAATTCCGCTACGGGTACAGAACGTTTAACAATCAATATCACTACAAATACCGCCGTTATTTATACATTGATTCCGGGTGAAGGTATTCGTTTTGATTATGGTGTTTATGTAAAACTGCCAGCTAACGCAGCAGTTACAACGTTTTATGGCTAAAAAGAAGACCCCATCTCTAGCAATTGGTAGAGGTGAGAAACTTCCTGTTTCTCAAGGGGCTGGTCTTACCGCAAAAGGTAGAGCTTGTGAATTATGTGGAATAAACATTGGTCATATGCGCAGTAATGCTAGATTTTGTAGCAGAGAACATAAGCGTATAACTAGTGATAGCAAAAGAAATTGGGCAGCAGAGTATCAGCGCAACAAAGAATCACGCCAAGAGCAAGCATTAAAACATTACTATGCTGATCATGAGAAATCAAAAATGGATCAATTACTAAGACAAAAAGGTCGATTAGATAAGGTTGCCGCATACGAAGCAGCTCGTAGAGCTTTTAAACTTCAGAGAACTCCTGCGTGGCTTACTGATATTGATAAAGAGCGTATCCAAAATGAGTATAAATTGGCGGCGCTACAGACTAAAATTACTGGCGAACCTTGGCATGTAGACCATATTATCCCATTACAAGGTAAGCTAGTATCAGGACTTCATGTTCCTAGCAATTTAAGAGCTATGCGTGGTATTGATAATATTTCAAAAAATAACAATTTTGAGGTTGCGTAATGGCTAGTCCAATACGCAAAACAACCAAAGGAAAAGGTAGAAATTACCTTAGTACAAAAGAAGGTGCTGGCATGACTGCGGCAGGTAGAAAAGCATATAATGCAAAAACAGGTAGCAACTTAAAAGCCCCACAGCCAGAAGGCGGAGCTAGAAAAAAATCTTTCTGCGCCCGTATGTCTGGTATGCCGGGTCCCATGAAAGACGAAAAGGGTCGGCCTACTCGTAAAGCGGCTTCTTTAGCCAGATGGAAATGTTAAATGGAAATGATGCTATGGAATGTAGCCTTAAGCGCAATAGTTGCGGTGATGGGCTTTATGCTTAAAGGTAAATTTGAAGAGTTAGATCGTCTTGGTATTCTGTTAAACAGAACCCGCGAAGAGATTGCTCGTGAACACATTACTCGTTCAGAAGTGCAACGTGATTTAGAAAAGATTATGGAGCGTTTTGATGCTGGTATTGCTAGACTAGAATCTAAGATTGATGAATTGGCGAGGAATCACTAATGCCTAGCGTATCTAAGAAGCAACACGATTTTATGGCAGCAATAGCACACTCTCCCAAGTTTGCTAAAAAAGTGGGTATTCCAACAACTGTAGGTAAAGATTTTATGACTGCCGATAAAGGCAAGAAATTTAAGGAAGGCGGTACTATGAAACACGACGATATGAAACAAGATATGCCAATGATGAAGAAGGTAGCCAAGCAAGAAGTTAAGGCTCACGAAAAGTCTATGCATAAAATGGCTTCTGGTGGCAAGGTTGCTCAATTATCTAAGGCTGACGGATGCGCTAAACAAGGCAAATCTAAAGGCACAATGATCAAGATGAAATCTGGCGGGATGTGCTAAATCATGGCTAAATCTCCAGACCAAATCGTAGCTGATATTGACCGCATGCAAAACGAAGAAGACTTAGATCTTGTTCCTCGTGCTGGTCGTATGCTCCGCGATAAGTTAAATGAAGACTTAACTGGTGGCGCTTATGTTGGCAATCGTTTAGATGTAGGTAAAGATCGAGGCAGTCGTTTAGGCAGAATGTCTAAAGAAGACTCTGATTTACTGATGAAAACAGATGCAATGAACAAAGCTAATCCAAGTCGCATGAAAAATAGCATGGCAAAAGCTATGGGAATTGCAATGAAAAAAGGTGGCAAAGTATCTTCAGCTTCTAAACGTGCTGATGGATGTGCTATCCGTGGTAAAACTAAAGGACGGATGGTCTAATGAGAGCTTCTCGTGGTATGGGCGACATCGCCCCTTCTAAAATGCCTAAGGGCGTAAAGAAACCCCGTAGGGATAACACGGACTTTACACAGTTTGCTAAAGGCGGCAAGGTAGGTTTATATGCAAATATTCATGCGAAGCAAAAGCGTATTGCTGCTGGCTCTGGTGAAAAGATGCGTCCTGTTGGATCTAAGGGTGCGCCTACTAAAGAGGCATTTATTAAATCTGCTAAAACAGCGAAGAAGAAATAATGGCTACTAAGAACTGGATTCAAGACGCAATCAAGAAACCCGGTGCTTTGCGTAAAGAGCTAGGCGTTAAGGCTGGAGAGAAGATCCCAGCTAAAAAGCTAGCATCTGCAGCTAAGAAAACTGGTAAAATTGGTCAGCGAGCTAGACTTGCCCAGACCCTAAAAGGCTTGAAAAAATGAGTACAACAGGTACCACATCGTTTAATTTAGATGTAAATGATCTAATTGAAGAAGCATTTGAGCGCTGTGGCAAAGAGCTGCGTACTGGCTACGACTTCCGTACAGCCCGCCGTTCCCTAAACTTGTTAACCATTGAGTGGGCTAACCGTGGTATTAACCTCTGGACAGTAGAGCAGGGAGTTATTCCGATGGTTACAGGGCAGGCTATGTATCCTATTCCTGTAGATACTATTGATCTAATGGACACTGTAATCCGTCAAAACAACGGTACATCCAACCAGATTGATATCAACATTAGCCGTATTGCAGAGCCAACCTACATGAGCCTGCCAAATAAGCTTGCACAGGGCCGTCCAATTCAAGTGTACATCAACCGTCAGTCAGGTCAAGAAAACCTCTCAGACGCCCTTTTAAGCGCTAATGTAAGCTCTACTGACACTACTATCAATCTTACATCCACAAGCGGCTTAACTTCTTCTGGATTTATTAAGATTGGTACAGAAACAATCAGCTATCCAAATGTCAATGGCAACCAGTTAATTAACTGCGCCCGTGGTCAGAACGGCACTACCGCTGCAGCTCATACCGCTGGCGATACGATTACCGTACAGAACTTGCCATGCATTAATGTTTGGCCTACGCCTAACGCGCCCGGCAATCAATATACATTCGTTTACTACCGCTTGCGCCGCATCCAAGATGCTGGATCTGGCGTGTATGTACAGGATATTCCATTCCGTTTTATTCCTTGCATGGTTGCAGGCTTGGCTTATCAGCTATCTACTAAGCTGCCAGATGTGGATATGAACCGCATTCCTATGTTAAAGATGGACTATGAAGAGCAGTTTAGACTAGCCGCTGAGGAGGATAGAGAGAAGGCTCCAATCCGTTTTGTACCGCGGAATATGTTCTACGCAAGGTAAGATATGCCTAATCAATTTGCATCAGGTAAGTACGCAATTGCCGAATGTGACCGATGCGCACAAAGGTATAAGCTAACAGAATTAAGGACTCAGGTAGTAAAGACTAAGCCGTATAAAATTAAGGTTTGTCACGAATGTTGGGATCCGGATCAGCCACAGTTGTCACTTGGTTTATACCCTGTCAATGATCCACAGGCAGTTCGTGAACCTAGACCAGATGTTAGCTACTTAGCGTCAGGTTCTAGCGGATTACAGATTAACCTTACTGGAGTGGGTCCTGATGGATTCGGCAATCCAGAAGGTGGTAGCAGAGTATTCCAATGGGGCTGGAATCCCGTTGGCGGAGCAAGAGGGTTTGACAGCGAATTAACGCAAAATGACTTGATTGCATATACACAAGTTGGTACAGTAACAGTATCAGTAACTTAGGAGTAATTATGGGATATAGAAAGTCAGCAGACAACATTACCAAGACTGGAAAAACAGATCCAAAGATCTATCCAGACGATGGTCCAAAGGTCATTCTTAGTGGTCCAAAAGCTAGCACAAGTTCTTTAAACAAGAACATGAAGCTAATGGGTCGTAACTTGGCTAAAGTTGCCAACCAAAAGAAATCAGGAAGAGGTCGTTAATATGACTACTGAAAAGAAAGTTCCAGCAATTAAAGCTGGAAAGTATCCTTTGGGTCATGCCAAAGAAGCTAAAGACGCTAGCGCCTATACTGGATTTGCATATCCATCAGGTGGCGGTAATGACATTGGCGTTTACAAGCAGCCAATGATGAACCCTAATGGGGATGAAAAAGACGCTATTACTAAAACTGGTAACTGGACTAATGAAGTGAATATGTCCGTAGCTGCTGGTAGCAAAGGTAACTACAAGCCTACTAACCCTTATGGTGTTGGTGAGATGCGCGGTTACGGCGCTGCCATTAAAGGACGCAAGATTAGCGGAAAAATGGGCTAATGGATTACAACGAATTATTTTCGCAAATACAAAGCTATACGGAAAACCAATTTCCGGAGTTTTACCTTGCTAATAACAGTACGATCAATGTAACTACACAGATCAATACTTTTATCCAGCAGGCGGAGGAGCGCATCTACAACACGGTTCAGATTCCTTCATTGCGAAAGAACGTTACTGGCACGGCTACAGACGGCAACCCATACCTGTCTTGCCCGGATAACTACTTATCCACGTATTCAATGGCTGTCATCAATACTGATGGCACCTACGAATACTTGTTGAATAAAGACGTTAACTTTATTCGCCAGTCATATCCAAGTCCGACCGCTACTGGACTGCCTAAGTACTACGCACTGTTTGGTTCTCAGTACACCAACCTAAATGAACTGTCATTTATTCTTGGTCCTACTCCTGATGACAACTACGCTGTAGAGCTGCATTACTTCTATTATCCAGAATCAATTGTCACTGCTGGCACTTCATGGCTTGGTGATAACTACAGTCCTGTATTGCTATACGGTTCTTTGGTAGAGGCTTACACCTACATGAAGGGTGAGGCTGACATTTTGGCTACCTATGTGGCTAGATACCAAGAAGCACTTGGTCAATTGAAACGTCTTGGTGATGGTCTTGAGCGCGGTGACGCTTATAGAGAAGGCCAAACAAAGCTTAAATATAACGCCCTATAATGCCTATATACCAAGGACAGACCGATTCGTTCAAAGTTCAGCTCTTAAATGCGCAGCATAACTTCTCGGCTAACACTTTTAAAATCGCCCTATATCAGGGGTCTGCCAGCATTAGTAACTCCACGACCGCATATACGTCTACAGGAGAAGCCAATGGAACTGGCTATACGGCTGGTGGAAA